GCGGGCAGGCTGGGCATGTGCAGCGGTTCGGGCAGCTCAACCCGGCCGGAGTTGCGGTCGATTCTGATGGCATCAAAAAAGGTTGATCCGTTCGGGCTGACCTTGAAGCTGAAGTCGTCATTGCCCAGCAACCCGATCAGCGCCCGTGCGGAAAACCCGGTCTTGAAGGCGAAGGCGGCGTCGTTTCCAGCGGCGTTCTTGTTGAACGTGGCCTCGATCCCAGCGCCTGCATTGTTGAAAAGCATGGCCGGGGCGTTGATCGACAGGCGGTTGTAGCTGTCGGCTGTGGCCCCGCCGAGGCCCAGCAGCTGGGAGGTCAGGTTGGCTTGCGGCATCCCGACCTGCGTCACGGCATTGGCGAAGGTGACGGTCGGCGTGTTCACCACCGTGGCCCCACCAGCCCCTGCGGTGGCTGACCCGATGTTGACGACCGTGGTTGATCCCGATGCGCCCCCGGTGCCGAGGTTCACGGTCTTGGTGACCCCGGTGCTCGTAGCCCCGCTTCCCATCCCATAGGTTGCTGTCGTCGTTGCCGTGCCGATGTTTGCCGCAGCCGCCGATACGGTCACCGTGCCCGACGCCGTCAGGGTGCCGGAGAAGGTCTTGTTACCGCTGAACGTTTGCGTGCCCGCAAGGATTGCCAGTTCCGAGGACGTGTTTGGCAGAGTGAAGGTTCGGGTGGTGCCTGTTGTGATCCCCGACAAAGAAAACGTCGCCTTCTTCGTTGGATCGGCATTGTGCACCAGACTGAAGATGGCATCAGACACATCCACCGGTTCGCCGACCGCATCCCAGGTGGTGCCATTCCAGACAACAAAGGTAGCCTCATCCGCGATCCACGCCAGCCAGCCCGGGCGCGGCACCAAGCGCATCCAAACGCCATCGACCCAGAAGGCGACGTTCAAATCCCAGCCTGCCCAGAGACCAGTGGCACCCGAGGCCACGATATACCGGTCGCCATCTGCGGGAGATGCAGGCGGTGCGGTGCGGCTGCGATCCAGAACCGATAGTTGCACCATGGCATCCAGCAGCCGCAGCGCCTCGTTATGGGTGACATGCTTTTGCGCCTGCGATGCCAGGATGTATGGCAGCAGGAGATGGGTGGTGATGTCGGACATGGTCCTGCTTTCAGAAGGTGAGCGTGACAGATCGTGGTGCCCCGCGCCCGATCAGGGCGGAAAGCTGGTAGATGCGGATTGAGAGGGTCTGGCCAGAAACGAGGACGGATCCCCAATCGGCTGTCTGCTGGGCGGCGGTGTAAAGGGCCGAGGGAGTGGCAACTTGTAAGGTTCTCGTGACTGTTGCCCCGTCCAGAATATCGACCTCATAGGCCTCGCTGTCCTCGGCCAATGGCACATCGCCCGCGCCCCAGTTATCGGCTGCAAGCGACCGTGACCTGCGTGTCCAGCGGATCGTCAAGTCGCCCGGGTTGCGCGCCGTTCGCCACGGCTGGGCGACATGGCACCCTGAGAAGGGCCGCAGCCCAGCGCCCTCCGGCGTGAATGTGGCCGCGACAAAGGTTTCATCGCTGACCGGGCGGGAGGCCGGGCCGATGCGCCAGTTCCATGGCAGACCGAGATCAGCTTCAGAAATCGGTAGTGAGGCCAGCGTGGTGTCCAGCACGACAACCCGCGCGCCGGTGGGCACGACGCTGACGACCGCGTTTTCCGTTCCGCGCTGGCCACGCAGAAGCCGGGTCAGCCGGTATCGCCCCGGCGCGATCAGTTCGGCATTGCCAGCCTGGACGATCTCCCATGCGCCGGGAGCGGTTTCGATGGCCAGCGCATTGGCACCGCCCAGCAAAGTGATGTCTGTGACGCTCTCCAACGTGCCTGAGAACAGATCGACCACCAGCGCATTGCCAAGATCGAAGCGCGACACCGGCCCGGAAAAGAAATCCGCCGCCAACACGCCCACCCGAGCGCGTGTACCAAAGGTGCTCAGCAGCGCGAAGCCATCTGTCGCAGCACTACGATAGACGGCCATTTCGCCCGGCCATGGCTTGGCATGGGCGGCAATGAGCGGTCGGTGCGCAGGTTGATCCTCGCGCAACTGTGGCAGATCCAGCAGAAGAACGTCAGGTGCCCCGAATACGGTCGGCGTCGAGAGCGAAGCTGGGCGAGGATCGCCGGGCGGCAGATCATAAACGGCACGGTCTTGGCGGACAGCATCGATGCTGCGCAGATCGGAATCCGCAATCGATACCAGCCGCATTTCTGTCAGGCGACCGTCATGGTCGAGCAGGATCACGTCACAAGGGTCCAGTGCCAACCGCGAGGGCGGCAGGCGAAACACCGCACTCTCGCGCCCGACCCACGCCTCCATCAGCGCGCGACGGCAGCGGCGTTCGGCTTCCTCTGGCGGCACTGCCATCGGGAAGGCCTCGGACGCGATGCGCGTGGTGTCGACGGTGATGCGCCGTGCTTCGACTTGGGCCGCGTCATAATCCTCGTCCGCCCGCGCCACTTGCCATTTCAGCGCCTGCGGTAGTTCGGTTTCCTGCGCGCGGGTCAGTTCCATCACATCGCCCTGTGCCGAGGCGGTGGCCACCATGCTGTCGGGTGTGATGGTCAGACCGGCGATCCGGCCGCGCATCAGGAACTTGATGCGGCCTTCGCTCTCCACCGCATCGAAGCCGAAGTGGCGGGCCAGCGTCGAGATCGAGGCACGCGGGGCCTCCAGTGCAGAAATCACATAGCCTTCGACCGCACCCCAAAGCCCGGAGACGTCGATCCGCTCTTCGGGCATCCCCGCCCGCAGGCAGAGGTGCCGCACCAATGCCGCCAGCGACACCGCGCCAAGCCGCCCGGTCAGCCAGTGACCTAGTTGCCAATTCGGGCCATCGGTCCAGACGTCCGTCAGTTCGGGAAAGAATGGATAGGGTCTCGCGTCCCAGGTCCATGCGGCGCATTCCGGCACATGAACCATGCGCGCGCCGCTAACGCCCGAGATCGGATTGTTCTCCGAGTTGTTCCAGAACAGATAGGTAGCTTCAAGATAAGCGCGCTGGATAGAATCGTCTCGCCAGCCGCGTGAGAAATACGGCGTGAAGCTTTCGGACGACTTCGGATCGAAGAACACGTTCGGCTGGTTGGTGCCGCGATCAATTGCGGGGCAGCCCAATTCGGTGAACCAGATAGGCTTTGACTGCGGCACCCATGCCGTTGGCGTCCCAATTTCCACACCACCGGGTCGGTTGAAATGAGCGTTTTGCCACCAAGCGCGCAGATCCTTGAAGCGGAACACCCATGGTTTGCCTGCAGCACCATCACTGATCGGTGTGCGGTTTTGCGCCGTCCGGTCGGCTGGGCTGGCATAGAACCAGGCAAACCCCTCTCCGCCGTTGATGTTCGACTGCAGGTAGGATCGGTCATAGATTGCTGGGGCCAGCGCTGCATCAGCATGGTCAAAGCCGTCGCGCCAGTCCGACAGCGGCATGTAGTTGTCGATGCCGATGAAATCGATGTTCGCGTCCGACCAGAGTGGGTCGAGGTGGAAGAGCACATCGCCGCTGCCGTCGCCCGGCTGGTGGCCGAAATACTCCGACCAGTCGGCTGCGTAGCTGATCTTCGTGCCCGGCCCGAGGATTGCACGGACGGCCGCAGCCAGATCGCGATAGGCCTGCACCGCCGGATAGGTTGTGGCGTTCGAACGGATCGTCGTCAGACCGGGCATCTCGGTGCCGATCAGGAAAGCATCGACCCCACCAGCCGCTTTGCAAAGATGGGCGTAGTGCAGCACCATGCGGCGCAGGCCCCACTCACTGACCGGGCCGGTCCAAGTGACGGTTTCGCCGGAAACGCTGAAGTTGGCAGGTGTCGCCGTGCCAAACAGGGCTGCAACCTGCGTGGCGGCCAAGCCAGTTTTGTCGACCGATCCGGCATAACCCGCAGCCGGGGAGCAGGTAATCCGACCGCGCCATGGGAAGCTGGGCTGGCCAGTAGTCGCGCTATTGTCGGAATATGGGTTTGGCAGGGCGTTACCGGGCGGCACATCCATCAGGATGAACGGATAGAAGGTGACACGCAGGCCGCGCGCCTTCATTTCCCTGATTGCCTGTACCACCGCGAAGTCTGCAGGCGTGCCGCCATAAACAGGTCGGTCCTCGCCGTCGCGGCTGACCAGAACCGCGTTGGCACGGCTGACGCCGTTCACTGACCATGCCGATGGTGTCGTCGTCTTAGCCGTAACCTCAACGCCGGGGCGAACCTTGCAATTGCCTGCGCGCAGGTCATCGCCGAACCACGCCACCACCAGCGACACGCTTTCGACCGCCGGTGCCATGGACTGCAGCCGGTCCAGCGCCACGACGATGTCTGCCGTGTCGGAAATGGCGTTCAGGTTCTCGGCAATGGTCGCACCACCGGCACCGGTGGATTTCTTGACCGGCACGGTTGCATAGCTGAACTCGCCAGAGGCCGGGATCAGCGTGACGGCTTTGACCAACCCCTCGGCAGTGTCCGGATCCGCGAGGGGCCGGAACACCTCGAAGCTGATCTGCGGCAGGCGATTGCCGAAACCACTGAGGTTCAGTTCCTCAAACACCACATAGGCCGTGCCACGATAGGCGGGCGTGTTGGCTGCGTCCATCTTGGCCGAAATGAAGGGGTCGGGGCTTTGCGCCTCGTCGCCGGGATACCAGCGCCAGGTGACGCCGGTCATATCCATGGGCTTGCCGTCTGCCCAGACGCGGCCGATACCGGTGATCTCGCCCTCGCACAAGGCGACGGCGAAAGACGCATAGTAGAGATACTCGGTGGTCGTGACCTTCGGCCCGCTGCCCTTGCCGCCGCCTTGGCTGGTGGTGTTGACCTCTTCGCGGAAATCCGTCGCCCAGACGATATTGCCGCCGATCCGCATCCGACCGAACAGGCGCGGGATCACGGCCCCTTCGGTCGAGGACGTGATGCGCAGGCTATCCAGCCGCGCGCCCTCGATGCGTTGAGCCGGGGCGAGGGACGACACGATCCAGTTGTCGACGACCGATCCGATGGTCGAGCCGATGAAGCCGCCGATGGCCGCGCCTGAAAAGCCGAGGATGGCACCGCCAAAAGCGCCACCAATCGCGGAGCCGACGGCACCGAGAACCAAAGTTGCCATGTGAAAATCTCAGATGATGCTGGAGCGTGGGAACAGGAAGGCGAAGGCGATCTTGCGCGCCCATGTCGGGGTCAGGATTTCCTCGACGACACCAAGCCGTTCGTAGGAATGGATGAAGCGGTCAGGGGTGGTCAGGATGCCGACATGCTTGGCGATGGCGCGCGGGGCCATGCGGAACAGGACCAGCGCGCCGGGACCGACATCACTCATTGCAATCGGGATCAACATCGATGCGGCGCCGTTCGCCAGCACCTCGTGCGGCCCTGTCTCTCCCCAATCCCGACTGTAGGGTGGGATCGGAAAAGGCTCGTTCCCGACCACGTCGCGCCAGACGCCGCGTGCCAGCCCGAGGCAATCACAACCCACCCCGCGCAGGCTGGCTTGGTCGTGATAGGGCGTGCCGAGCCATGCCCGCGCTGTGGCGACAACGAGGACGGGATCAGCGATGGCTCTCGTGCATCGTGAGACGATGCACTGCCGCCCGCCGTTTCCAACGGAAACGTCGTTCATCACAGCACGCTCCCTTCATGGCCGCCGTCTTGGCTGGCATAGCGCAACACGGCATCCTGCCCCGGAATGTTCGGAAAGCCGCGAAAGTTGGCGGTGTTGGCGAACTTCGCACCACAGGTGGCGAGCCGCTTGTCGCAGCCCGCCCGAGCCACGAAGCTGTCACCCTCGGCGATGGCGCGCACCGGGGCTTCCAAGAGGGTCAGGGTCGAGATGGCATCGGTCAGGCCATGAGCCAGAACTTCGGTCATCCGACCGACATTGGTACCGCTGGTCCAGGTGATTGTGCCAGAAGTGAACCAGGCGGCTGCAAACCCGGCCAAGCCCGAAGCCATGAACGCGCGGTCGCGCAACAGGTCAGTGACGACGCCGGTGCCCTTGTAGACGGCGTTTTCCAGATCGATCCTGCAGCGCGCATCGCCCAACGCCGCATCACACCCCGCCTGAAACGTCCGCCCGACGGTCTGGCCCAGCACATGCGCCAGCGAGCGCACCTCTGCGACAAAGGCCATGCGGCCGCGCCGGATTTGCCCGACCGCTCCGCGCCGCAGCAGCACCCGCTGGCTGGTGTCGGCCCAGTTCACCCGCCACAGCTCGACCGCCGCATTGTCCCAGCGCCCGTCGACGATATCGGTTTCGGTGATCCGGTCGGACGTCAGCACTCCGGTCGCATCCTGCGCATCGACGGCCAGATCGGAGCCTGAGCGAATTTCCGAGGCGGCGAACCCGCTTTCGGGCTCAAACTCGGTGCCATCGAAACTGAGGGTGCGATCATGATCGGTGAAGCCCAGCGCCACGCCGTCCGCTCGCGAAATCCGCCAGCACCAGGACAAGGTGGTTGTGCCATCGTCCAGATGGGCCTGCAGCGCAGGGGAGAGGGATTTCATCTGCGGATCTCCAGCAGCGGGATGGATGTGATTGATCCCAGCCGTTCAACATCGAGGGTCACGTCCAGCGTGTCGGTATCGAAGCGGACTGGCACATCGAATTCGAAGCCTGTCGTGATTGCGACACCCGCACCGGGGGCGGTATTGAAGGTCACGCTGCCGGTCGTGGTATCGACACTCCAGCTGGTCATCTGCTCGACGGCGTTCAGGGCAAGACGGACGCTGCCCGCGACGGGTTTGGCGATGGCGCGGGTCCAGCTTTGCGCGCCGGAGGTGTAGCGTTTCAGGAGCGCGAAGGTTGTGACAGCGCCGTTGCCGGTGCCGATGGGTTGATCTGTGGCGGCAACCGGTTGTGATGGCAGGCAGGATTTGTAATCCGCCCAATCCTTATAGCGGAACCCGTGCAGGCGGCCGTTGCGGGCCTCGAAGAAGGCGACGACCGCCGCCAGATCATCGGCGCGACGAATGCCGTAGGCGACGTCAAAGCGCCGACGCGAGTTGGCCCAGCTGGCGTTGCGCTCCTCGTCACCCGAGGCAAGTTCAACGATCTGGGTGCGCCGTTCCGGGCCGCCCCGCGCGCCACGGCTGATGTTGTCGGGGAACCTGACGTCATGGAATGCCATCACATGCCCCTTCGGCCCAGCGACACGGCGCGGGCGATATCGGCGGCGACCTGTGTGCGGGATTGCCGGAAGCTTTCGGCATCACGAGCGTTGATGGTGACAGAGATATTCGGGGCGGCGCTCTGTCCTTGGCCATAGCCAGCCGCTTCCCGGCGCGACAGCACGCGCTCACCGCGCTGGAGGATCGCAGGAACCTCGTCGGGTTTGATGCCTGCCCAGCCGCCGGAATGCATACGTGGTGCGCCTGCGAAGGCCAGCGCCGGAACCATGCGGCCCGGTCCGGGCGATCCGACCGTGCCGCCCGCGTGCAAGATGTCGGCGAACAACCCACCCGCACCGCCCAGCGCGCCCGAGAGGGCATTGGCAATGGGCCCCAAGATGAAGCGGCGGGCCGCCAGCTTGGCCAGATCGGCGATCATCGATGTGACCAGGTCGCGAAAATCCAGTTTGCCGGTTTTGACGAAAGTAGCCACAGCGTCTTCGGCGCTTTGGAATGCACCGACCAGTGCCTGGCCGATATCGCCACCAATATCGCGGGCCTTGGCGGCATAGTCGGCGAGCGCGGCGGTGACGGCAGCCCAGCCTGTTGCCGCTGTTTCGGCACCGGCAGCCGTCGCTGTCCCGGCATTGCGTGCGGCAGCTCCTGCACCACCGGCAGCGGTGGCGGTGTCGTCGAGTTCGAGCCCGAGTGCGTCCGCTGAGGCCGCAGCATCGGCCAGTGCGGCTTCAGCTTCGGTACCGGTGCCGGTCACGGCGTCGCGCAGCGCTTGCCAGCTGGCCAGTGGCCGACCGGCGGCATCCGCCAGCATGCCTGCGGCCTCGCGGTAACCATCGGCGCGGGCGCGGGCGTCGTCGGCCATTGTGCCAAGACCGAGGTCAGGTGGTTCCAGATAGGTGCGCGACAGTGCGGCGGAGAATGCATCGGCTGCGGCGGCACCCGCTGCGGTTGCCGCACCTTCAAACGGGTTGCCGATCCGCGCCAGCTCCAAGGGATCCAGCGTGCCGATCCTGACGCCACCTTCACCCGTCGCCCATTCCGGCAGCAGCGCCAGCGCTGCGTTCAATCCGTTGATGAAACTGTTGATCCGGGTGACGACACCGTTCAGCATCGCCTCGACGCCGGAGATCAGACCGTTTGCGGCCTGAAAGGCAAAGTCACCGATGGCACCGGGCAGACTGCCCCAGATCGCCACGGCTGCATCATAGGCCCCCTGGAAGATGGCCGCCGTCCGGTCGCCAAAACTGACCACGCCAGCGATGGTGCCCTCAAGTGCTGAAAGACTTGCGGCCTTCAGGCCTTCCCAACCGGCCGCCATTTGTGCCAGCGCACCATCCAGCGCCAGCCCCATACGGGACCAGACCTCCTTGGCGAGGCCAGCCAGCAGGCGGAACGCCTCGCCAACGCCACCAACCCGGGCCACCAGCTGAGAGAACTGATAGACCAGCTCGCCAGCGCCGACGATCAACGCCCCGATGCCGGTGCGGATCAGTGCCCCACGCAGGAAGACCAGAGCGGTGGCCAGCCCGCGCACGGACAGCGCCGCCACCGCCATACCAGCCACCCAGCGCCCGGCCATGATGCCCGCGAAGGTCGCGGCATAGGTGGTCAGCCGCCCGAGGTTGTCGAACAGCGACGTGATTGCACGCCCGATGGGACCGGTCGCGCGCGCCATGTCGGCAAGTTTGATGGCAATCGTCTCAAGCGCCGGTGCAACGGCGACGGTCAGGCGGTTGACGAGACCGGTCCAGATCAGGCTGAGGCGGGCGATGGCATCGCCGGTGCGCTCAATCTGGGATGCATCGGCTGCGCTGACCGCCACGCCGAAATCGCGCACATCCTGCGCCGCTTCTCGCAGGGTTGCCGGATCGATGCGCAGAAACGCCAGTGCTGCCCGGTCGCCGAACAGATCAGAGGCGACAGCGGCACGCTCCGCCTCGGGCACGAACTGGTTCAAGGCCTCCTGAATGGCGACGATGCGCTGGTCGAGCGGCAGGGCCTGCAGTTGCGCGGCCGTCAGGTTCAGGCGTTGCAGGGCCGCGACTGCCGATCCCGACCCGGTCGCGGCCTCCGACAGCCGAGTTGTCAGCTTCTTCGTCGCCTGTTCGATCTCGCCCATCGACACGCCCGCCAGCTCCCCGGCCCATGTCAGGGTCTGGACGCTTTCGACCGTGGTCTGCATGGATTGGGCGAGCTTGGCCTGCGCGTCGACATTGGTGAGGCCCGAGCGGACCATGGCCACGCCAGCGGCGGCCACGGCGACGGTCACCGCCGCAAGCGCAATCCCGGCCTTGCGGGCGAAACTGGCGAGGCGGGTATTGGCCAGCTCCATCTCGGTCGACAGACGGCCGAACCCTCGCGCACCAGCATCGCCGATGCCTTCCAGCTCGGCGCGGACCTGGCGGCCGCCTTCTGCCACAAGGCGGACAGAGACCCGTTTCTCAGCCATCGTGGCTTCCTTCCATCTGTTCGTTCAGTTTGCGCACCATCACGGCCTCGATCTCGGGCAGCAGTTCGGCGGCGATCAGGGGGTCGATCCCGAGAGCCCGGGCCATGGCGAGAGCCGCGCCCATGTCCCAGCCCAAGACAGCGCCGGGGATCACGCGCAGTTGCCCACCAAGGCGGCCGACCAGATCCCAGACCTGCCAGCCCTCCTGCGTCTGGGGCTGGTTCAGTCTTGCGGGGCACTCGGGGCAGCGCGCTTGGCAGGCCGCACAGTAGCTGTCGCCCCCGCCGAAGGACCAGTCGGCGAGGGCGCGGAGACGTTTTTTTCCGCGTCCAGAATTAGGCCACGCGCGACGTATTGGGTCTGGAACGCCTCGAAGACCGGCCAGATTTCCAGCAGCGCGTCGATGCCCTCGGGGGTGACTGGTACGATGTTGCCCGCGTCATCACCGACACCCTCCCAATCAAGCACCGCGCGACGTGCCACGGCTTTCGCCATGGCCAGCGCCAGTTCCTCTTGGGAGGCACCTTCGGGCAGCCCTTCGATTGCCGGATCGACGCGGGCCGATACCATCAGGGCGGTGGTCAGGGGGCCGACCAGCAGGCGCAGCCCGGGGGCGAGGTCCAGCCATTGCGGCGTAGCGGTCAGGTTCAGACGGATCATCAGTAGGCCTCGATATCGTTGATCAGGGTTGCGGTGCACATGCGGGCGGGGCTGGTGGCTTTCGCCGCTTGCCAGTCGAATGTCGCCTGCACGCCCTGCGGCCCGGAAATCTCGATCCGGGGACGCGGCAAGTAGACGGCGTGAACGGTGAAGGTGAAGCTATCCCCGGAGGGCAGGACATAGGCGAAGCTGATCTCGCAAGGGTCGCCGTTGATCGCCTGCGTCACCAGCGTGCTGTCGGCAAAGCGAACCTCGATCCGGCCGGTCAGTGCTGCGATGGACGGGTCGGCCCCGTCGATCTTGCCGTCGCTGCGGATGGTCTCGATCCGGTCGAGGTTGTTGGCATAGGTGATCTCGGCCGAGACCACGTTCCCGAGGGCGCTGCCGTTCCGGCTGATCGCGCCGTTGAAATGTCCGAACCGCTTCAGCGCCAGTTCTGCGGGGGTGCCTGCGCCGCTCAAAGTGGCGATGGTCTCGCCTTGCGCCACCAGCCGTGCGGTGGCGGTCAGCAGGCCCGAGCGCTGCACCTGCCACGACAGCTGATCCAGCACGCAGCCCGAATACATCGCAAAGCGCGGCACTTCGGGCATGCCGGTCTCGATCGACATCGATGGCAGGGTCCAGCCGCCCGAGCGGAACTCATGGGTGTAGGGTCCAACCCCAGAGGTTGTCGGTTCACCGAACGCCGCCTTGAGCCAGAACCCGAAAGCCTCAGCATCGATCGGCACCATCACATCGCCATCGGCCGTCACCGCGTCCTTGATCGGGGCCAGCGGGTCGCGGCCATAGCCAAGCAACTCGCTGTTCAGAAGTGGCTGCTCCGATCCCAGCGAGGTGCTGGCGAAGGGCATCTTCGTGAAACCGCTGACCGGCGGGGTGCCGTAAACCGTCTCATACGCAAGCGCCATCTGCGCCCGCGCGCCTTGCGCACGTGCCATGGGGGTCTCCTTTATGGTGGGTGTCAGGCCAGAGGGCCGGTGGTCGTATAGTGCAAGACGACGGTGATGACCGCCGCCTTCAGCGCCGCTGCGCCCTCGACGGGCAGGTCGACCGATGCCGGGGCTTCGGGTTCAACCCAGTCGCATAACCCGCCCAATGTACGATCGGCTTCCAGTGCCGCGCCGATGGAGGCGATCAGGCTGTCGAATGCCGTGGCGCGGCCATTAGAGGCTTGGACCACGACCTCCAACTCGGCGCGGTGCTGGTAGTGGTAGCGCAGGGGTGACAGCGTCACTTCCGGTTCGCCCGGCTGGCCATCGCGCAGGATGATCAGCCCTGCCGCCGGGATCCGCTCGGGCAGCACCTCGTCACGCAAGGTAAGGGCGGCAAGGGTTTGCAGCCGCGCGAACAGCGCTGCGAGGATGGTTTCGCGGGCGGTTGGCATGCGGTACTATCATCCATCCATATCAAGGTAAGCAGATCGCCATGTCCCGAATCAAACTCTCGATGCCACTCCCGCCTGAGCTAACGGATTGGCTGGGCGATGTGTTTCCAGCCTGGCTTCAACTGCCGCAAGAAGCCTTTTACAAAATGATCCCGTTTAACGCGGCTGAATCCCCAATCCAAATTCAATATTCAGAACACGCAGCAGAAATTGGTCGATCCCATGTTTTTGCAAATCTGAATGTGTTCCTGACCCTTATCTCTGAGGGGCGGGTTTGTGTGGATCCTGATTCCACCCTGACCTCGGACAGCCTTGAATTGCTTTTGCAGACGACACATTGGCCGAATTATGACTATGAGCTGATCAAAAGGCTGTCACGGCCTCTCTACGAAGGTATCATCGGCCCGTTGGATTTCTTGAAAGCACTCGCCTTGGAATGCGACCTGATCCAGATTGAAGAGGATCGCATCGAAATTCGTGACAACGGGCTTCGAATGCTTAAGAACCAGACCGATGTTGCTCTTGTTCGGCGTGTGTTCGAGGCGATTTTCTCCAAAGTGAATCCACGCAATCTGACGAAACTGGCGCATCCATGGGTGCAAGAACAGAGTGGCATTATGCTCTGGGCGCTGTCGATCACGGCAGACAAACCTCGCAGTGCAAAAGAACTGACCAGATATTGCTTTGTTCCCCCACAGCAATTCTTCGATCATCGACTGAGCACTCTCGACATTTATATGCGTTCCGTGTTTCTGGCCCCGCTTACTTGGCTGGGGTTGCTGGAAACGCAAACCGTCGAGGCAAGCGATGCGAATGTTCAGGGTTTGTTGTACAAGAAAACAGCCCTGTTCGATCAATTCATCCAGTTTGATTTTGAACGTTTGCAGCCAGTGGAACGCGCCAACTGAATGCCTGTTCTCAAGCGTTCATAAACAATCAGGCGGCAGTCAGAGCCTCTGACTGCCCCAATTTGCCACAATCAGGCCCGGCACGCCGTCGACCGCCCGTTCCGCATCCCGCGCCAGATCCAGCCGCTTGCGCAGTTTGACCTGCGGCACCAGCAGGAAGATCGGCACGGTCACCACCCCGCGCCCGGTCTTGGACCTGCTCGCTACCGCGCGACCTTTGGTGTTCAACCGCCCTTCGGCCACCAGCAGACTTGGGCCCCTCCGGCGATAGATGAACCGCAGGCGCAGGCCGGTGCGTCGCTCCCATTCGCTGGGTGTGATCCGGCCGCCTTTGGTGCTTTTGCCAGCGGCTGGGGTGGGGATGGCCAGCCAGAACCCATTCTTGGACCGGATCAGCGGCCCCGTGTCATGCGCGCCGATGATCACCGGGGCGTTCGACCAGACCAGCGCCGCTGCGTTCAGGCTGTCGCCAGTTTTGGGGAAGCTGGCCAGGCGGATGGAGTTGCCAAGTCGGGTGCCCAGCCCAGCGCCGGTGATCTGTGTCCGCCAGGCGGATTT